GCAGTTGGGTGATGGTGACTTGCGCGGACATTATGTGCTCGTGTTGTTAGGCGGGCTGGGCGAAATCGTATCCTCGTTGCCGGTCTGCGTGGGTGTCTGCGTGTTCTGCTGCGTGGAGATGATGTACTGGCTGTTTCCACCAGTCAACAGATCGCTTTCGGTGACGGCAACGCTGACATCCGGCCTTGGAAAACGCAAGTTTATCCGCTCGGTTTGGCGTGCAGCCAGCCGGTATGGGTCAAGCTGGTCCGCGCATCCTTGGTCGCACACGCGCAGGCCGGGAAAGTTAGGGTCCGGCCCGAGCTGGACAAACGCACGCTTCATCTTGCACCGGTCGCATACCGCGATGGCGACTGATGTCAACCCTTCGGTGTTAAGGAATTTGGGCATCAGCGTGTATATACAGAAATGTTCGGGCTGTAGTAGATGGGCGACTTGTCGCGCTCTTCCTGTTCGGCTAAGTTGAAGTATTTCTCGGCTTGGCCTTCGAGGTAGCTGATCCTGCCAGCATCCACCGCAGGCAGCTCCAAGCTCATCCGGTGCGAGAGCATCATGAGGATGGCCTCGTACCAGCGCTGTGGGATTTCCAATTGGCCGGAAAGCGATCCGACATCCATGATCTGACGCGAGTACCAGACCGTCATCTGAACAAATGGGTCGGATGGAACCGGCCACAAGTACATGGTTGGCTGCGGAATGGTGCGGTCAAACCAAAACTGAAAAGGCTGGTTGGCAGTGAATTGCTTGTTAGGCAAGTTGGTGTAGTCATCGCGGTTCAGGCGCGCCATTTGCAGCTCACGGGCCATTGTTCCGAAGTACAGCTCACGCAGGGCAAGCGTTGTGCCGCCGGTGGCCTGCATGCGGTAATACTGCACGTTCTGACCGGGATCGATGTCGGTCCATACCCACTGGTTATCGGTCACCGCCACATTGGTTCCGGTGGTCAGAGTGTTCCATGTGGAACCATTGGTCGAATACTGGAGGGTGTAGCTCCATGTAGCCGATCCGCCGCCAGAGACATAGGGCAGGAATCCAATGGACCCGACGTACTGGCTGTTGCTGGACCCAAAGTTGACCGCAATGTTGCCATTGGCCGAAGACTGCTGGCAGTAGGTGTTGATGTCGCCATCGTAGACATTGGCCACCGTGCCGCCTGCGCTTGTGGAGTAGCCGCCCATGTTGTTGGGGCTAGGCCGGTTCATGGTTCGGTATAGCACGTTCAATGCATCAATCGCGCCCACCGGCAGGCTATAGATGTACTGGTTGGCATTCAGGCCAATGACGAGCTTGCTGATGGCCCAGTAGTTGATGCCCATGTTGGCGATGTTCGACAACAGAATGAACAACGACTCCTTGGCCGACTGGACCTGCTCAACCGTCAGCTCTTCGGCCAGCTTTCCACAGCGCCGCGCACCGTGGTCGATGAGCTGCTGGACCGTTATAACGGTCTGTCCAACGGTTCCGGAGTAGGCCACGGCTGTCCTTAGAAATTAGGGTTTTTCTTTGCGGGCTTGTGGGTTGAAACACTGCACGCATTGAGATTGATTTTGCCATCCATGGCGTGTTTTTTGACTGCGCCGCCTTTTTTCATTGGCCCCGGCCTGTCGTCATACATAGACCGGTATTGTTGGGAAGCTGCTTGATTTTCTGGGCTGAGGGTGTCAAACTTGCTCAACGGAGGTTCTTGTTCGCGGCTAAATGTTGGTAAAAGACCATCTTCGCTAAATACTTTTTTGGCTGCCGCGCTTGCCGCACGACCTGCCGGACCAAGCAGCTTGCCGCCTTCCATGGCAATACCGGCTTTTCCCGCATTCATTAAGGCATCCACAAATGGTGTGTCGCCAAACTTTTCACGAGCAGCTCGAAAGCCTTTGACCATCTCGCTTGGGCCGCTGTCGGCAGCAGGCGTTTTGGGGTAGGTAGCTCCTTGGGTCGTAACAGGCGCGCCGGTGGTCCTGCTCATGCTGGGCATGGCATCTATTTTCTTTTGGACATCGTCCATGGTGGTAGTGCCATACGTTTTTCCATTGAAAGAAAACGTCTTTTCACCATTAGCGCGAGCATCTGCAAAAGCCTGTTGAAAAGGGGATAGCTTTGCCATGATTGCTCCTTACCAGCCGGGGCAGTTCCAGCGTTGCATAGATGCCCGTGCGCGGCTTCCTTTTTCGCTCTTCTCGGCGACAGGACCCATGCGGGCGCAGAATGAGTCGCGCCGAGCTCCGCCTTGCGGCTGGGGCGCTTTCAAGTGCGATCCGGTTTCGCTGTTGTACTTGGCGCGGCCCTTGGCGGTCAGCCCTGCGCCTTGTTTGGCAGGCAGCTTCTCACCACGACCGATGGCCAAGCTCGGACCGCCGCCCTTCAGTTTGGCGGTTTTTGCTGACTCTCGGAAGGCTTCAGCCGTTGGAGCACCTTTTGCACCCGGTTTACGCATGCGCTCACCAGAGCCTTCAGCGATTCTTTGACGTTTTGCAGCGATGTTGGCATAGAGGCCACCTTCTTTCATTTTGTCGGCCTTGACAAACTCTTTGCCGACCTTTTGTGGAACACCAGCGAAGCCGCCCTTAGTGTGCGCAGCGGCCTCCATCAGGCGATGTTGGGCAGGTGATTTGCTTGGCATGATCAATCCGCATTCTTGATTAAGATGCCGCCAGCATAGATGTTGGCAAGGAATGGGCTGCCGGTGTTCGCAATGATTTGAAACTGGATGTCAGTTTTTTCAGTGTGAGCAATCGGGCAGGAGTACGGGATGTTGAGCGACTGCACAAAGGTAGTCTGGTTCAACAAGTTGATTTCACCAGAAACATTGTCCTTGTTGTACTCAGCGTACTTCATGTAGTTGCTGGAAGTGAATCCAATGCTTGCGTCAGCTTGGATGTACGACAAGTAGAAGGTGTAACCCTTCGGCACGGTATAGAGCGACATCTGCGTCTGACCAATGCCAGCAGCAATCTTGGCATAGGTTGTGCTGCTAATTTTCGCGGTGATGTTGCCCACGTTCAAGCCGTTGGTCGTGGTCATCAAGTTGATGCGCAAGAACGAGTTGGTCGTGGTCACGTTGGTCGTGCCGTTCATCGCAATCGTCTCAACCAGCGGGGCGTAGTTGGCATCCAGACCTTGGATCTGCACGCTCAATGCGGACGTGTCCGAAGCCGAGTCACTGACCAGCACAAGCTGCGCAGCAGAGCTGGGGTAAGCATATGCGCCACCAGAAATGGTCAGGCCCTCCCACAATGGTCCAAGCGCGGTAGAGCCCACCGCAGCGCTGTACCCAAAAATGTTCAAAGACGTGTGGCCATCAACTTGCCCACGCGATACTTGCAATTCAAAAGGCTCAAATGCGCCCTGACGGGTCGCTGAGGAATAAACACCCATGTCAATCTCCAAAGAAAGCGGGGGCCGAAGCCCCCACTCGGTTAACGCTTGGCGCGTCCGCCTGTTTTACGGACCATCGGCGGGTTCACAAACCCGCGTCCTGCCCCAGCACTTGGCCGGATTCCCAGCAGCCGTTTGACAGAATCCATCACCGGTGTCGCTTCGTTATCACGACGGATGGTTTCCAGTTCATCACCCCGACGACGGGCTTCCCGAGCAACGATGGGATCGTACCCATCATCAGCCATGGGCATGCCGCCGCCATCGGCTTTGTGATGCACTTTGCCGCCCTTCTTGAAGGTTCCGGATTGCAAGCTGTTTGCCACGGGTGCAGACACAAAGTGGCGAGGCATTTTTACTGCCTTGCCAGCATCGTTGACGCTACCGCCCGTGGCGAAGTGCTTTTTTGCAGCACCGCCTTTTTTGAAGCCGCCAGCATTGCTTTCCTTGACTTCACCGGTGCGGGTGTTGGTCTTGCCGGGTGGTGTACCTTGAGCAGGAAGGTTTTCCCAGTTCGTGGCGTGGCCACCCATGGCCTTGTGCATGATCTTTCCACCACGCTTGAAGCCACCAGCATTGGCCATGCGCACGCCGCCAGTACCGTGTGCATGATCTACATCTGCCTCATGCATGTCGGTGTTTTCGTAGTCGTGCTCATTGCCTTCGATGGTTCCGCCCATGACAATCTTGCCCTTGTTGACACGCTTATTGGTGTCAGCAGGGATAGCGCCGCCAGTGGCTTTGTGGTGAACCTTGCCACCATGCTTGAAGCCGCCGGGCTTGCCTTCTTTGATCTCACCAGTGCCATGGTGTTTGTCATGGTGTTGGCCGTCAACCACTTTGGTCTTGTCGAATTTCTTCGCATTGCCCTCAATGGTGGTCTTGGTCTCAAACTTGTCAATCGCGCCGCCTTCAGCGTACTTGCCGCCAGAGCACATAGCTTTGTGGTGCTCGGCCATCTTTTTGTGATGGTGTGAGCCGCCTTCTTTGTGCATCTTGGCGTGGTGCTTGGCCATGTGCTTGTGGTGCTCCAAAGAGCCTTCTGCGCAGCCGCTGATAGGGTGAACTTTGCCGCCATGCTTCAGCTTCAGGTGCGTGCCTTTGCTGCCTTTGTGCTCTTGCATGTCATGCTGCATGAAAGCCTTCTTAATCATGGCCTTGTCTTGTGCCATGTCACCGGCCTTGCCGCCTTTTTTCATTGCGCCCATCGGGGCCGCAGGGGCCTGCATAGCGCCGCGTTGGGCCATCATGCGCATCATGAGCGCCTTTTTCATGGCTGGGCTCATCATTGCGCCACCCATTGGAGCACCCATAGGAGCGCCCATCATGCCGCCGTCGGCCTTTTTGGCTACTCCGCCCTTCTTGGAGTTCAGCAACGCGCCAGACATGGCTTTGCGGCGCTCCATGATGGATGGCTTTTTGGGAGCCTTGCCACCAACAGAGTGCATCTCGTTGTGCTCTTCACCGATGTGGTGAGCGCCCATGGCTTTGTGGCCATGCTCAGAGTGATGCTTCTTGGCGACGTGTCCGCCTTTTTTGAGCTTCAGGATTACTGATGGCTCATCGGTCATCATCTTGGGCATTTGGCTAAAGCCGCCCGATTGTTTAGTTGCCATGATCTACTCCTTATGCTTGAGTGACGCCGAGGGCACCAACGCGGGTTGCGTTAGGTCCAACTGCAATAGCGGGAAGTGTGATGGCCATCACGGTGCGGACAGTACCGTCCGAGGCCGTGGCGGGTACGTAGGTGCCGCGAACGTCACCTGTGGTGGTAGTTGCCACAGCGGTGTCAGCGGCCACAAACGTGCCCGCATCTTGCGCCAGTGTGCTATTGCTCTTGACGCTGGAGACGTAGGCCACGTTGAACACGCGGACCGGCAAACCGAGGACGTCGCTTGTACCAACCAAGCAAGCCGTAGCAGAACCGGCAATGGTCACACCAGAGATTTGGAAGAAGGCTTTCTTACCAGTCACCGCAGTGCCTGCGGTCGCCACGGTGATCACCTCGCTCATGGCCTGACCGTAGTAGTCGTAGCCAGACACGGTGAATGCGCGGGCGGTGGTCGAGCAATTAACCTTGACGGCCCGGGGTAGGTCCAATTGGATCACCGCCACGCTATCAGGACGTGTGATTGACTTAGCAGAAGTTCCTGCGGTCAACGTCAACGATTGTGCGCCGGTAGCAGTTTGCGATGCCGCGATGTTGTTGGTCACCGCCGCTTGCGGAATGACATCCCAGACATACATTCGGCCAACAGGACCAATACCCAAGTCCATCGGAGCCGGATCGTCAAACGCGATGTTGCCGTGGGCGTACATCGCGGTGCTGGAGGCCGTAACCGACTGGTTGATGGTGTAGGTGCCCAGACCGCCAGTACCCGTGCCAAAGGCCGTGATGTACGTGCCGTCGGTCACGCTGGAACCGTCAACGTACATGCCCAGCGTAATTGGTGCGCCTTGGCCAAGGACGGTGACCGTCAAGGTCGTGCCCGACATGGAGCCGGTGAAGGTGGTGGTGTATGGGCGAATGCCCGTGCCCATGTATGTCTGGGCCGGACCTAGAAACAAGTCATCTGAAAATTGAGGCATGGTCTGCTCCTTGAAAAGTTTGACCGATGTTGAAAATGTTAGGGGGTGGTTAAGGCCCAGCCCCCCAAAGCCCAGCAGCGATTAAACGCCAGCAGTACCGTACATTGCACGCGGATCGGTAAATCCGGGAATGTAACGCTCGGTTGCCTTGTAGCGCATCGAGTCGGTCTCAAAGTCACCTTCCATGGTCTTCTCCAGACGACGACGCATCAAGAGCTTCATGCCCTCGGGTGCATCGGTCTGGACCCACCATGCGCTGGCATTGGTCAAACGTGACAGAACAGCAGCGCCTTCGTCCAGCAAGCCGATGGATTTCACCGGGTTGATGTCGTTGTTGGCGTTGCCGGTGCGCAGGACCGACTTCAGCAGAACTTCGGCTTGGAAGATGTTGCCGGGTGCGACCACCAATTGGCGGGGAACCAGACGAATCTTCTTGCCGTTGTTGTCCACAGCTTGACGAATCTGAATCAGCATCTGCTCAAGCGATGTCTGGCTCAGGTTCGCGGAGGTGGCGAGTTGGTTGCTGAAAGTTCCGTTCACGATGGGGTGAGCGGTGTTAATCAGCGACACGCCATCGCCACCGGGGTAGCTGGAGTTGAACGCGGTGTTCAGGATGTTTGCGCAAAGCAGCTCTTTGGTTTCCACCAGCGACTGTGCCAAGTGACGTGCGTACACCTGACCCAAGCGGATGTGGTCGCCATCTTCCACGAG